CCTTTTAGGGGTCGTCAGTTGCAAATAGCTGGTGATAGAACCTTTGAACCATGGAATATTACTGTGATTAATGATACTGACTTTAATGTACGTAGTTCTTTTGAACAATGGATGAACGGCATTAATCAACATGAAGAGAATACTGGGTTAACACAACCAAGTTCTTACATGGCTGATATGATCGTTGAGCAATTGGATAAAGATGGTACATCAAAGAAAACTTATAACATTAGAGGTACGTTCCCAACAAGCTTAGGAGCTATTGAAGTAAGTTATGAACAAGAAAATGTTATAGAAGAGTTCACGGTTGAGTTACAAGTACAGTATTGGGAATCTGATAAGACAACGTAAATCATCATAATAACTTAAGGAGTGCCTTCGGGCACTCTTCCTTAAGTGTTATAAATAATATTTAAGGAAGGGTGTTTTAGGAAATTAAATGGCAGAAAATAAATTATTTGGTTTTTCTTTTAAAAGAAAAACTGCAGACGAAAAGAAACGGGTATCATTTGCATCAGACAATGAGGACGGTGCGTTTGAAATCTCCCCCACTGGCGGATACTTTGGCCAATACATGGACCTACAGGGAGATAAATTCCAAAACGATAAAGATTTAATAATGAAGTATCGTCAAATATCTTCGTATCCGGAGGTAGATGCGGCTATTGAGGATATATGTAATGAAGCTATTACAGATGAATCTGGTATTATCGTTAAGTTAAACCTTGACAAACTTAAGCTCAATAATGGTATTAAAAACTTAATACAAGAAGAATTTGCTCAAATTCTTAATATAACTAATTTTGCTACTACTGCATATGACTTATTTAGACGTTGGTATATAGATGGTAGACTATTCTATCATGTTATCATTGATGATAATAAAACAGATGCTGGTATAGTAGAATTAAGACAAATAGACCCAACTAAGATTCGTAAGGTTAAAGAAGTTGAAAAAGTTAGAGATCCAAAGACTGGTGCTGACCTTCAAAAAGAAGGAGAGGAATACTACGTATATCAAGATGAAAACTTAGCACAAACAAGTGAAGGTTTAAGAATTCATACAGATTCTATCATTCAAGTTAATTCAGGTCTTTTAAATGAAGAACGTAATAAAGTTATTGGTCACTTACAAAAAGCTCTTAAGCCTTTAAATCAATTAAGTATGATGGAAGACTCTCTTGTCATTTATAGAATTTCAAGAGCACCTGAAAGACGTATATTTTATATAGACGTTGGTAATTTACCTAAAGGTAAAGCCGAGGAATATCTTAATAATGTTATGAATAGGTATCGTAATAAGATAGTATACGATCCTGTTACAGGTAATATTAAAGATGAAAAGATTCATCGTAATGTCATGGAAGATTTTTGGTTACCTCGTAGAGAGGGTGGTCGTGGTACTGAGATATCTACACTCCCAGGTGGTCAAAACCTTGGTGAAATTGAAGATATTCAATATTTCCAACACAAATTATATAGGGCTTTAAATATTCCTATGTCACGTTTGACTGAAGCTGATGCATTTTCTATAGGTCGTTCCTCAGAAATTACACGTGACGAACTTAAATTTCAAAAATTTATTGATAGAATTCGTAACAAATTTTCTAATTTATTCTATGAAACACTTAAGAGACAATTAATTCTTAAAAAGATTATTCTTCCAAGTGAATGGGCTGATATAAAACATGATTTAAATGTTGTTTATTCACGGGATAATTACTATGCAGAACTTAAAGATTCTGAAATTCTTAAAGAAAGAATAGAAACAGTTCAAATGATGGATGAATATATCGGTCTATTTTGGTCTAAAGACTGGATACGCCGTAATGTTCTTAAGTTGACTGATGATGATATTAAAGATATTGCTAAACAGAATAAGGACGATCCATTAGAGCCTGGAGATATTAACCCAGACCTATCAAATGCTCCGATATAATAGAATAATATTCTATAAATTGCAGCCAAAAAGTAAAATTTTATAAATAAGATAAAGAGAGATTATGAGTACAAGAAATTTAATTGATAATATAAAAAAGGGTGACGCACAGAAGAGTAATAATGTTTTTAATAGCATTATGCAAGATAAAATACTCGGTGCGTTAGATACACATAAACAAGAAGTTGCTTCAAAGATGTATGGAGCATCATCAGATACTCCAGCGGTCGAAGAGCCTGCTGTAGAAACAGAAGGGGAAGAAGCAACGGATGTTAACGTTTAAAGAATCATTTAACGAAGTAATAGAAGCTAAGTTAAAACTACCCTCTGGTGAAAAGGTAGCCAAGGAAATAAAAAACCTTGGGCGGAAGAAAAAAACTACGGCCGTTATAACGAATAAATTTAATTTGTATATAGACGGCTTTAAAATGGATAAATATAAAAATTTAAAATCTGCGGAAGCAGGATTAAAAGATTTCATCAATTTAATGGGAGCATAAATGAAACTAATTGCAGAATATATAGACCATTCAATTGGATATTCAATTGTTGAGGGGAAAGGCGGCAAGAAGAATACTTTCTTAGAAGGTATTTTTATGCAAGCAGAGAATAAGAATAAGAATGGTAGGATTTATACCAGAGAAGTTCTTACTCAAGCTGTTGATAGGTTTGTAAATGAGCAAGTTATTACAGGACGCGCGGTGGGAGAATTAAACCACCCTGACAGTCCTTCCATTAATTTAGATAAAGTTTCTCACAGAATTACCGAACTCAAATGGGACGGTAATAATGTGATGGGAAAAGCACTTATTTTGGATACGCCTTCAGGTCAAATTGTAAAAGGTTTGGTTGAGGGTGGCGTTCAACTAGGAGTGTCAAGTCGTGGTATGGGAAGTTTGGATTATAAAGATGGTGCCAATTATGTTAGGGATGACTTCATGCTTAACACTATTGATATTGTTCAGGACCCCTCTGCCCCTAATGCATTTGTAAATGGCATTATGGAAGGAGTTAATTGGGAAGAGGACAGACCAGGTCATTATATCCGAACTATTGAAAAAGGTGAGACAGAAGTGAAGGAACCTAAAGTATTGTTCTCGGAAGAGCAACAATCTATGGGATTTGAGCATTTCCTCTCTAAACTATAATCTCTAGAAGGAGAAAACAATGTCTGAAATTAAAGACGAAATTGTTGACGAAACTGTAGACGAGGTTATTGTTGAGGATACGCAAGTAGAAGCTGAGGAATTAGATATTCCAGAAGCTCCTCTAACAGCAGCTCGTACAGTATCAGCAATTAAAGCTTCTTTAGCAGAAATGTCAAAAGAAGGCCTTGACGAAATCTTTGAGGCGGCAGAAAAGGCAAAGGCGAAAGCTAAAACCGAAGATGACGACGAAGATGAGGATGAGGATGATGAAGACGAAGGTGATGTAGAAGAAAAAAGTAAGTCTAAGAAGGAAAGTAAAAAATCCAAGAAAGAGACTGTAGATGACGAAGGCGATACTGAAGGTAAGTCAAAAGCTAAGAAAAAGAAAGTCAAAGCTGATGATGGTTCTGAAGGTGACGTTGTAGAAAAGAAAAAGACTCAAAAGGAATCTTTTGAGGATGACGTCGAAGCTCTAATTAAAGATGAGGACACATTGTCTGAAGGCTTTAAAGAAAAAGCTGCTACAATTTTTGAAGCTGCATTAAATTCAAAAGTAAATGCTGAAACAGCAAGATTAGAAGAGCAATATGAATCTGATCTTTCTGGTGAAGTTGAAGCTATTAAAGAAGATTTAGTTGACAAAGTAGACGGATACTTAACGTATGTCGTTGAAAATTGGATGAAAGATAATAAAGTTGCAATTGAGCATTCTTTAAAATCTGAAATCACTGAATCATTTATACAATCACTAGGTCAGTTGTTTGCTGAGCATCACATCAATGTTCCAGAAGATGCGGGAGATATTTTAGATTCCCTATCTGAAGAAGCAAAAGATGCGAAGTCTCAACTAAACGATGCGACTGAAAGGAATATTGAATTGTCAGAAAAAGTGAAAGCTTATGCAAGACAAGATATAATCCGTGAAGCGTGTAAAGGTTTGGCTGCAACTGAAACTGCAAAATTAACTGAGCTATCTGAGGCTGTTGAAGCTAATGATAATGAAGAATTTGCAACTAAAGTAGCTACAATTAAGGAATCTTACCTTAACAAAGATACCGCGGTAGAGACATCAGAAGTTGATGCCATTACTGAAGACGGTAAAGAAACCCAAGTGTCTGATACAATGCAGAGTTACTTGGACGCAATCAAGCGAACTTAATTAATCCATAGGAGAAAATAAACATGGAAGAAATTAATCAAATACAATTACAGGAAAAATGGGCTCCTGTACTTGATTCAAAAGATGCCGGTAAAATTGCAGATCCTCACAGACGTGCAGTTACAGCGGTTGTTCTTGAAAATCAAGAAAAAGCTTTCTTACAAGAAAGAGAGCTTACCGAGGTCGCAGCTAATAAAACTGGCAGCGGTGTAGAGAATTGGGACCCTGTCCTAATTAGCCTTGTACGTCGTGCAACTCCAGCACTTCTAGCATTCGATTTGGTTGGCGTTCAGCCAATGACTGGTCCTACTGGTCTAATCTTTGCTATGAAGAGCCGTTACGCAACTCAAGGTGGTACTGAAGCATTATTCGATGAAGCTGATACAAGTTTCTCATCTGGTACTGGTTCATCACCTTCTGCTACTGTTAGTGCTGATATGTTTGCTGGTGATTCAGGTGATGCTGACTCAGTAGACGACTACACTCCAGGATCAGGCCTTGCTACAGCAGCCGCTGAAGCAATGGGTAATACTGGTGTTGCTATTCCAGAAATGGCGTTCTCAATCGATAAGACTACTGTGACTGCAAAGTCTCGTGCTCTTAAAGCTGAGTACACTGTGGAATTAGCGCAAGACCTTAAGGCAGTTCATGGTCTTTCTGCAGAAACTGAATTGGCAAATATTTTGTCAACTGAGATTCTTGCTGAAATGAATCGTGAAATCATCCGTACAGTAAATCTAAATTCAGTAACATCTACAAAAGGTGCTACTCCTGGAACATGGAGTATGGATGTAGCTGCGGATACTGATGGTCGTTGGTCTGTTGAGAAATTCAAGGGACTAGTTCAAGCGATTGAACAAGAAGCGAACATTATTGCTGTTTCCACTCGTCGTGGTAAAGGTAACTGGGCTATAGTTTCTCATGGCGTTGCTGCTGCATTAAATGCTGCAGGTGCTATGGATACTGGTTTAGGTATTACAGGTGGTAATAACTATGATTCAGATGTTACTGGATCATTATTTGCTGGAACTCTACTTGGTGGTATAAAGGTTTATATTGACCCATATGCTGGTTTAGATTATTTCACAGTTGGTTATAAAGGTTCAAACCCTTATGACGCTGGAATGTTCTATTGCCCATATGTACCATTAAGCATGATGAAGACTATTGGTGAAAATGACTTCCAACCACGTATCGGATTCAAAACTCGTTACGGTTTAGTTGGTAATCCATTTACTACTAATACTCCTGGTGCAAACGTATATTACAGAAAGCGTAAGATTCTCGCGCTATAATCTTGTAAAAGATATACATTTAAACCCGCCGAAAGGCGGGTTTTTTTTGTATAAATACATATATGCCAAACTTTTTAAATCCATCATCGTTCGTATTAACTCTTGATTCTCAGACATATTCTGGTGCAGAATTTACTGTACAAACTATGATGTTACCAGATGTTACAGCTGAAGGTGCACCTTTACCATTTAGACAAGTAAATATTGCTACTGTTGCTGATAAAATTGCATTTGGTGCATTTGAAATATCATATCTAATTGATGAAGATCTTTTAAATTATAAAGAAATATTTGATTGGATAAAATCTAATGTCGAATCAAATCATACAGCAACTAATCATGTTAGGGATTTAACTCTAACCATAATGAACTCAGCTAATAATGTCACTAAACAAATAAAATTTGTTGATGCTTATCCTACAACCATTTCATCTTTACCATTTGATATAACAACCACTGATGTAGAATATTTAACTGCAGCAGTAAGTTTTAGTTATTCTTATTATCAATTCCTATAAAACTATGTACAATCGGCCTATTATATGATATAATAGTATATTATGGTTAACTTTAAGAAAAAATGGATTGGTACTAGAAAAAAGACTAGTATAGGTAGACGGTGGATTAAAACCTCTTCAATGAATAAACGCAAAAGAGCTTCTTTTAAAAAGTATAGAGGCCAAGGGTAATGACTATATTAAAAAATGCTGTATATGAGATTGATGGTGAAGTATGGAAAAAACATAGTTTAAATTCGCATTATCAAATAACTTTTCCTATTTTTGAAAAATATGAATTGGATTTTTTACCAAAGCTTTTAGAATGGAATGATGAAGGTTATATATATGAATATATTAATAAGCCAACTATAATTAAATCTATACAAGCAACAAATATTATAAATCAGAAAATGATTTTAGAAATAAAAATGGCTATGGATGATATTTGGAAACAACTTTATCAAATATCAATAAAAAATTTAGAAGAAGATTATTTTTTGTGGTATAATGACCCACATTTAGATAATTTAATTTGGTTAGATGATAGTAAAAAATTAATACTTTTAGATATAGATTGTTTTGAAATAGGTAAATGTGTTCCTATATCATTTATGAATAATTTTTTGATACAAAATTTAGAAAGTCAGTTTATTATGAGGAAATTGTGTGAATATTGAGCAAGTACTAGAGATGTGGAAGACAGATTCCATAATAGATGATTTAAAATTAGATGATACTACTATTAAAATGGCACGTATACATAGTAAATATTTAGAATTAATTACTATTGCTAAGATACGCAGAAAGAAAAGAGACTTAGATTATAAAACATTACTTAAAAATAAGTGGTTATATTATAATGGAAAGTTATCTAAGGAACAAATTGATTCATTTGGTTGGGAATATGACCCTTTTAATGGATTAAATAAACCACTTAAAGGTGATATGAATTATTATTATAATGCTGATACTGATATTCAAAAAGTTCAAGCAGCATTAGAATATGATAAGGTTTTAATAGAAACCTTAGAAGAAATTATGGGTACTATACGATGGAGACACCAAAATATTGGTAACATAATTAAATGGAGAAGCTTTGAAGCAGGAGCGTAAAATTAAAGGTATTCCACCACATGATAAATTTCTATGTAGTTGTGGACGTTCGCCTACTGGTAGATGTATAGGTTGGCATAAGCTAACAGAAGAAGAATACATGGATAAGTTTAAAGAATATAATGATAAAAATACAGTAAATTTTGAA